TTTAAATAATTCTTTTAATATGTTACCACTTGGTGTACCTAAGACTTCAACTGTACCTAATAAATTATCACCTTCAAAATGCATTTCTTTTATATTATGAGAAACATTCTGTAAATTAACTACGGATGATTCAGGATGGTCAAGTTCGCCCATTGCTCTTCGTTGGCCAATAAACTCTTTTGTATATTTTTTTGCTTCTCTCGTTAAAATTTCACGAGGGTATACTCTACCATTTTGATTTTTGGCTTCTGCACGTTGTAAGACACCATTAACAATTAGTTTACCATTATTTTCTTTCATGGATTCATTAATTTGGTCTGGTTTTATTTCAAACGGTAAATAATCTACTATTAATTTTTTCATTTATCTTTTCCCATCATTATTTCAGTTCTAAGGTTCTCTAACAGTTCTATCCATTGTCCAAGTCTCTTTAACATATAATTCTTATCCACATCTTTACTCTGTATTTCTATCTGCCACCTTTTAAGTAACGTAGAAATACTGAACAAAGTATCCATATAGGATTTCTTGTTCTCTTTGAAAGGCATACAGACCTACTGTAATTGTCCAACTTTGTTTGCTAGTTTAACTAACCTCTCACTTATTTTATGTAACGCTTTATGTGTATTTTTCCAATAAGATTGTGAATTAACATTTAGTTCATTCTTCAATCTAACATTCATTTTAACAAGTCCTTCCAATTGACTTAGACTATCTCTAACTTCTCTCATTGAACGACCAATTTTTTGTTTAGGTGACATCGTATCATCATTTCTGTAATCGTGATACTTACCTTCATTTACTTTTGAATATCCAGTTGAATTAGTAGATATTTCGTCTTCTTTATCTTTGTCTTTTTTTTGTTTTCCTCTAAAAGCAAATGGTGTTTTAGGTGGGCCTTCACCACCATCAATAGCACCAGTCACAGAAACTTCATCTAGTTCTTGTTGAATTAATTCTCTAATATACTTTCTAAGAATTTCAAGTTTTGTGGACATTTTTAATCTCCTTAATAAGTTCGTAATATCTCATCAAAGTTAAAACTTGTTTTTCATCAACTACCTTACCTTTTGTCAAATTACTTATTTGGTTAATAGATTCTGTTAGTTTGATGCTTGTAATTTTATCATCTACTTTTGGTAAGTAAGTTTTTAATTTCTTTTTAATTTTAGATACTTCAATATCAACATATTCACGCAATGAATTAGTATTACTTACATTATTAATATAATTTTTCAGTAAACTTTTTTGTGACTCATCTAATGTTTTATATTTTGTATTAAATTTATCAACTAGAATTTGATATGCAAGTAACCTTAAATCTTTATCTGATTTACTATATTCACTTAAAACTTTGTCTTTTATTTTTTTACCATCAACTTTTTTACTTGTGATGTGTTCTAATATAGTAAATTTTGAATTGACAATATGTTCTGCTTTAAAATTTTCATCAGTTGTTTCAGATTGAAATATGTTAAAGATAGAAGCAAGCATTCTATAATTGGGGATACGACCATCAAAAAAATCTGTTACGTTGTAGTTTTCTTTGATTGATTTAATTAAATTATATTTTTCTCTACGTAGATTTGGATTACTTAACTTTTGACGTTGTTTTATAACAACATTTAACAAATCTCCAGCTCTAACCTCTGATTGATAATGTTTTTCAGAAAGTAACTTATAAAGTTCAAGTTCTTTTCCTAACTCCGTGTTTTCATTAAAGTATTTTTTCAATATAGAAACTGACTTTGTTGACTTTCCAGCTAAAACGTCTGCTGTTATCTGCCTTGTTAATAATTCAAAAAGAATACCTGTATTCTTTATTTTAGAATGTTTTAATTTTCGAGCCATTATAAATTACTCCAATATGTATATATATTTCTCTTAAATAAATATAAAGTTAAATAATAATTAATCATTTGAAGTGTCCTTAGTTAAAGAAGTTACCTCATTTTGGTACTCTTCTTCTAATTCAGTCACTTCTGTTATTAGTTTTTCGTCTTTTTTATCAAAACTCATTACTTTTTTAAGAGAATCATAGTGTGATAGAGCTAAAGTTTTACCATATTTAGGTGAACCACTACCACCTTTTTTCTTATCATGAGCTCCTAACGGATCTCTTCCTCTTATTCCACTATCTTTACCATATTTATTTGGTTCTTTAGGTCGTCCTGCACCTGGTTGCCCACCTTCTTCTGAACCACCCTTATCATTCAACTCATGACCAGTTCTACCCATAGCCATATCAGATGGTGTTCCTTGTGACTCACCACTTTCAGCAGGATCGTTACCTTCTGATTCAATTTGTTGTCTTCTAAATTTTGTTTTATAATCAAATGCTATCTGTTCATCTTGTTCTTTAATTTCATCATCTGTAAAATTAAAAACGTTTTTATAAATCCACTCTGTAGATAGTATTCCATCACGTAACATTGATTCTGCAAGTGAAGTTTTATTATTCCACAATTCAATCTTTTCTTGTTCATATATTGTAGATGGGTTTGTTAATTCAAGTTCAAAATTTGTTAAATCTGCGTCTTGATATCCTTGAGAATATAAATGAACAATAGCAATCTTTGTCAACTCAGAAAGTGTTATTCTTTGTATTCTTTCTATTGTACGAGCAAACCTAACGTCTTCAGCTGCTAATGTAGCCTTAGAACCGATAGATTCATCAAATCCAAGAAATGCTTTTGGTATTCTTAAAGCAGATAATAATTTGTTTTTAAGATACTCAATGTCTTCTGTTGCCTCATATGTTAAACCTGGAAGTGATTCTATGCCAGTGCCACTATCACCACCGCGAACTGGTAAGAAAAAATCCTCTGTTATGTTTTGCATATTGTATTTTAAATTATAATCACCGGTAGCTTCATCAACAACAGGAGCTTTCTTCATCTTACTAATAACTTGTTGCATATAATTGTCAACTTCAGATGGTGGGATGTTACCAATATCTAACTTGAAAATTCTTTTCTCAGGAGCTCTCATGATTCTATGAATTAACATAGCATCTTCCATAAGAGTTAACTGTTTGTATATTTTACGAGCACCTTCGATTTGAGACTTGCCATATGGAAGATAATTGGAATCTGAAAGTAATCTGAAATGTGCTACTTCGTAATTCTCTAATTCTTCTTTTGTTGAAGATTTTTCTGGTTGATATCTATGTTCACTTGTCATGGCTTCAATTAAATACTTTACATATTCAGGATTATCAGGATCTAATCCTTCTAATCTAGATACATCATAAACTGAAAGTGGAACTACATTAGTAATACCATACTTTTCATTTATTTCCAATTTTAAAAAGAAATCACCATACTTACACATATTACGAATCCATGGCCATAAATTAAATTCTATGTTAACGATATCATAAAAAAGATTATGTAATATTTCTTTAATCTGTGTATTGTCTGTATTAATTTGTAAAACTTCACCATACTCAGATTTCATTGTTGATTCATCTGCATAGATGTCAAGTGCTGATGAAATGATAGCATCTGAATCCATTGATTCATAATCTTTAAAAAGATTTAATCTCATTGATTTTGTCAATAGTGAATCTGAATACCCACTAAGGCCAGCTCCTGTAAATATCTTTTGATATCTATCTACTAGATTATTTTTAGAAAGGGATTGTGTACGACTTGTATCACTAACTCTTAATTTCTTACCACCAACGTTTCTAACAATAACGTTAGTTGAAAATAATCTTCTTAATCTACTAAATAAGCTTGTATCAGCCATTTTCTACCTCTTATGTTAAAGTAACCAATCTAATGATTCTTGTTCTTTATTTACTTCCATTGTCCAAGAGTCATTTTGGTTGTTTTTTGGTGTATACACACCTTGATTTGATGTTATGCTATCCATAGCTTTCTTTTGTAAATTTATTCCTTCAGTTCTAAGTCTTAAAGCAGTTTCGCGAATCCATAAACCCATTCCATATGACATCACTAAGTCATCATTATATCCTGACATTGCCTCTGCTCTACTACCATTGTATATAAATACAAATAATTCATCAATTAATCGTTGTGAATGTACAGTTACTAATTTTTCTCTAAAGAACTCTTCTAACTTTGCAACAACTAAAGGTCTTGTTTTTTGTGTTAATGTAAATCCAGGAATTAATTGTTTTTCTGCTCTATTAATTTTATTATTAACCTGTCT